CACGCCGTCGACCAATGGCATGCTTGCGATCATTCCATACGTCACGGCGGACACGGTAAATTTTAAGGTGTGTAACAACACCAATGCTAGTATAACCCCCGGTGCCGTCACAATAAATTGGAGAGTTGTGCGGTGAGCAGGCTTGTTGCGGCATTTCTATTTCTGCTGACGTTCGCAGCGTCGGCGCAGGGACCGATGTTCCCCGGCCCCGGCGATCGCACACGCACTGCCACTTACACCGGCCCCGGCGATGTCGTTGCTAGCGCCGCTGCTTGGTGGGGTCTGCGCGCCTATAGCGCGGCCACGCGGGGCAATCCGGCGATCAATGTCTGCAATGTGGCCGATGTTGCCTGTGCGGATATGTCTACCGATGCGACCACAGGCGCGCTGGTCGTTACCACCGTTGGCGGCTCAAGCTGCTCGGTTGTCACTTGCACGGTTAAGACCATCTATGACCAAAGCGGCGCGCTCAACTGTACTTCCGCCGCCTGCAACCTTACCAACGCAACCATCGCCCAGCGCCCGGTGCTGACGCTTAACTGCATCGGGTCGCTGCCGTGCCTGACCAGCAGTTCATCTGCCGGATCGATGGCCAGCGCCGCTAACGGATCAATCTTTACACCCTATACTGTCGTCGCTGGTGCGCAGCGAACCGGCAACTTCACAGCCTATAATACGCTCCTTTCCAATACAGCCGGAACGGAAGGGCTGTGGTTTCACAATACGGGCAATGCCGTTTTCATTGCCAATGGAACAGAGTTCAATTTCGCTGCATCCAATAGTGCATGGCACGTTCTACAGGTCGTGGGTAACGGCGCGAGTAGTTCTACCACTACGGACGGCACTACAAACTCAATTACTACATCGTCATCCGCACTCATCAATGGCTCGGTCATAAGGGCATTCGAGGACGGCTTCGGAGACCAACTAGTCGGCACTTGGGTCGAGCAGGGCGCATGGCCAGTGGCATTTTCGGGCGGGAACATCACCGCGATGAACAGCAACATTCACACTTATTGGGGGTTTTAGTGATCTTCAACGTCAAGACCAATTATGGGGCTAAGGGCGACGGCGTCCACGACGACACCGCCTCGATCATCGCCGCCGTGCGCGCCGCCTATGCTGCCGGATCAGAGAACAACAGCCCGGCGCAAGTGTACTTCCCGGCTGGACGGTATCTCATCCGGGGTGACAACCCGCTCGGTAAAATCCTCGTGCCCAATCCCAACGCCACGAGCAACGCTGTCGGCTTGCAGTTCGTCGGCGAGGGCAAGTACAGCAGCGTCTTGCGGCTGGACACGACGGGGGCTAGCGCGCCGCGCTGGATGTACAGCCAGCCGACAGGCTTCACCATCGCGCAGGGCGTGGTGTTTCAGGACTTGGGATTTGAGGGCAGCGCGCCCGACACGGACGGCGGATGGGCTCCCGGCTCGATCAAGCCTTACGCGAACGGCTTCAAGTTCTATGGGCATTCTGGCAGCCCAGAGGTGCAGAACAAGGACATCAGTTTTGTTCGCTGCGCCGCGCACGGCTTTCAGACCCTGTTCGATTTCGAGGGCAACGCGGTCGCTTCCGAAATCTCGCACCACAATTGCTCCTACGGATTCATCGCCGACGCGGCCTACCTGATTAATAACGGCCAGTCGGTCAACCATCGGTTCTTCGGCACCGACATCGAGGAAGTCTATGGCGACGTGTTCCGGATTGGAGACGGTGGTGGCGTACAGGTGTTCGGCGGTTCAATCATCATGATGCCGGACGGCGGCGCGACCGACAAATGGCTGGTCAACGTGCCAAGCGCGATCTCGGGCGATCCCGTCGAGTTCTTCGGCGTGCGTCTCGAGGGCCGCGGCAATTATTCCAATCTCGTTAATCTCGCCAATCTTTCTAATCGCCGCGTGCTGTTTCATGGCGGGCGGCTTCTGGATCAAGGTACAGCGACCAAGGACCATTGGCTTCGGCTCGGCGACTACTCGCGGGTTGATCTGGTCGGCACCACATTGGACCAGCAAAGCGGCGCGGCGACAAAAGTTCACCTGATCGGCACCGGACTTGGCGGTGAGGTCGGAACCGTGCTGTTCGACAAATGCAGGCTTCCTTCGGACTTTTCCGACCAGTGCGAGATCGATTATGTCGGCTGCATCTCCGCAGTCCACACCCAAGGCAACATCGGACAAAACGGCAAGGCGTACACCGCCAACGATTTCACCCTCAACGGCGCTGCCGCGCTCGGTCAGATCGGCGCGTGGTCAAGTGCCGCGAAGGAGGGCGATGGCGGCACGGCATGCCTGCAACCTATGCCGAAACTGGCCTATCTGAAGTGCTGGCCGGATTACTGGCCGACTTCGGTTGGCGAGGAGCGCACGCTAAAATTGCCGCGCAACGCGCTGATAAAAACGATCCATCTGCTGTATCCCGGCGGAGGCCTGTCGGGCTTCGCGTCGCCGACATTCCTGCGGGTGAGCAACGACGATTACTCGGCGATCCACACGACCGTCGCGGTCGGCGATGGCAGCCTCGCTGCGGAAATCCATCTGGAAAACTACTTCTATGCCGTGAACGCGGCGGCGAAAGACAGAACCCTGCGACTGTCGTTTGGCCCGTCAACCGGAGCACCGGATTACGCGGGCGTGACCGGCAGCAACGGCGGCGGCATCGCGCTGGTGGAGTATCTCTGATGAGACAAGAACTTGAAATCAATTTCGCGATCTGGGGCATGGTCGTGTGTCTAATCCTGCATTTTGCGGTGGGATGGTGAGATTCAACAGTTTCGTCTACAGTTCCATAACCCAGAGGTGCTGATCCCAATGAGATATATCCCCCTAATTCTATTGCTTACGGTTGTCCCGGCCTTTGGCCAGCAAGCGCCACAGCCCGATCCTGCCTTCATGCAAAAGGCCATCCTTTCGTTGCAGACGCAGCGGAACGAGGCACTGGACAGTGCGGCCAGTTCTCAAGCGCGGGCTGCGATGCTGGCGGACGATCTCGCCAAGGCGCAGACCAGGATCAAGGAATTGGAGCCGAAGCCCGAAAAGAAGGAATGATCGGTTGACCACCCTAACGTCCACGGACGTCGTAAACGAAGCCCTGAATCTCATCGGCGATGATATGCCGCTGGTGACTGGGACTGCGCCGACGTTCGACAGTTCGACGGCAGGCAAGGCGGCGGCCCAGCTTTACACGCTTTGCGTTCAAGCGGTCGGGCGGCAGTTCGGCTGGGATTTTGCCCGCAATCAGGTGACCCTGACGGCCTCTGGCAACGCGGCACCGTTCCCGATGGGCTACACGGGGGAATATCTCTACCCGAACGGCATCCAGGTTTGGCAGCTTTACGGCGATCTGGCTGGCGCTGGCGTCGACCTCAACAATCCGGCGCCGGCCAACTGGAGCGTCGGCAACGCCTTGGTGACCGCAGTCCAGAAGAAAGTGATTTGGACGAGCATCACGGCACCGCGGGCGCTGTTCAACAACGCGCCGCAGGAAAGCACATGGGATCCGCTGTTCCAGATGGCGGTGGTCCGGCTCTTGGCGAGCGCGATGGCGATGGCGATTGCAGGCAAGCCCGATGTGGCAGAGGCGATGCTTCAGAGCGGCGCGGCATTTGAAACCCTCGCTGAAAGCAGGGAGGACTAGCCATGGCCACGGTAATTAATTCGCCGGCGGACGTAGTTAACCTCGCGTTGGCTGGAATAGGTCGGAAAGACCGTATCGGGTCCATTTACGAGGGATCGGCTGCGGCCAAGGCCGCGCTCGACATCTACAGCCAGACCCGCGATCAGATGCTGCGGACGGTCGACTATGATTTTGCTGAACGCAACGTGGATTTGACGCTGCTCAAATCGGCCAACGCCACCGGTTATTTTCCGCCCAACCAATGGGCCGGTGCCACCAACCCGCCTCCGCCGTGGCTTTACGAATACACTTACCCCGACGATTGCCTGAAGGTGCGCGCCATCAAGCCGCAGCCGCTTTTCGTCATCGACTACGATCCTCAGCCATATGTTTTCAGCATCACAAACGACAATTATTATACCCCGTCGCGCAAGGTTATTCTGTGCAACGTGGAAAGTGCTCTCATGGTCTACACTGGCCAGGTGACCAATCCTTCGGTT